CTTGTGGGTGATTACATTTTTATCCTCGACGATGACGATCTTTGCACCCTGCCCACGTTCGTTGCCGGCCTAAAGGGAATCGCCGTGCTGAATGCACCAGATGTGGTGTTCGTTCGCATGGACCACGGAATGGGGCGCATCCTGCCAAGCGCACGTTGGGGCAAATCGCCAAGGGTAAGCGAGATAGGGATTAGCGCCTACGTGGTGCGCCGTGACGTATGGCAGCAGCACGCAGGCGCAATGATACCAGGGGAATACATTTCGGATTTCAAGTTCATCAAAGCGATATGGGATTCTCGTCCACAGGTGTATTGGTGGGACGTGATAGCAAGCCGTTGTCAACGGCAGAGCGTTGGATTAGCAGAACATGAGGTAGCAGCATGACGCTAGGGTACATGCTTCCAGTGATGGCGATTGATAATCATAGAAATTGCGCCTTGGCTGATTCCGTATTCAGCAGACAGAACTTCATAGGTGACTGCACCTCTTTCGTAGCGGCGGCGCAGTTCTGTCACTTGCGCTTCGGTGAGTTTTGCGGCTCTGCCCCGGCGATTCTTGCTTATCTTGTCGGCTACATTATCGGAGTTAGTGCCAAGCCAGAGATGCGCCGGATTGACACACAGCCTGTTATCGCACGAATGGAGAACCTGCATACCCCCCGGAATGGGGCCGTTATGCAATTCGTAACTGAGCCTATGGGCAAGTTGATGCTTTTCTCCGTCGCCTATCAGTCCATAACCGGCAGTATCGGTACTTGCAGTCCATTCCCAACAGGTATCAGGAGCCGTTTTATTAACTTTCTCCCAAAAGCGAATATGGATGGGGCGGCGCTTATCATGGCCTTTGATAAACCGCATAGGTTGGCCTTTGATGCGCTGAGTTGTTCGGTCAGTTTTCTTGGAAATATTTGTGCGATCGCCGCAACCGCAGCGACAGAAACCATAGGGAATTACTTGCGTGGTATGATGGGGCTGCATGACGACCTCCAGTCGTTGTGCCAAGCCGCAGGACGCTTCCAACGTCGCTGCGGCATCTCTATTTCCTCGCTCAATTATAGCGCAAATCGGCGCTTTTCTCAAGTAGTGGAGGCAGTATGACGAAGGCAGATCAGACAAATGCAGTAGTGAAGCGGTTTCTTACCAAGGCTGAGATTTTAGCGCAAGACGATTTGAAGTTTCGAGATTTAGAAATTCCCGAATGGGGGGGCGCATGGGTGCGAGTACGCGCAATGAGTGCCAGCGAACGTGATCGCTTTGAGGCTGATACAGTCACACGCAAAGGCAAATCGGTGACTACCAACTTGGAGCACATCCGGGCGCGATTGGCGATTCTGTGTGTGATTGATCCGGAAACGGGAGAACAGCTTTTCCAACACGAAGATACTTTTCCGCTTGGTGCTAAAAGTGCAGCCGCCTTGGATCGTATCTTTACAGCCTGCCAAGAATTGAATGGCTTGCGTGAGCAGGATGTTGAGGAACTAGCTGCAAATTTTCCAAACGGGGCGAACGGCGATTCGCATACCGTTTAGCCCTGGCGGTTGGGCGCGTTGATGTTGACGCGATGCTTGGCGAAATCAGCAGCGGGCAGTTTGCCGAATGGTTAGCCTTTGCAAGATTAGAACCATTTGGCGAGGAGCGCGACGACCTAAGAATGGGCATCATTGCAAGCACAATTGCCAATGTTAACCGTGAGAAGGGAAAGAAACCATACAGCCCGCGCGATTTCATGCCTAATTTTGAGCCGGAAAACGAGGAAGCCAAGATTCAGAAGATGATTGAATCGTTGCGTCAATCGCTAGGGAAGAAACGCTAATGGCAAATATAGCCAATCTAGATGTTTCCCTGCGAATGGATGATTCCGGCTTCTCGTCTGGTATCGCCCAAGCGCAGGCAAAAACCGAATCCTTCACTAAGAAAATGAGCAGCGCCGGGCAGACAATGAGCCTAGCCGTAACCGCGCCTCTTGTCGGCATTGCGGCTATGGCGCTTAAGTCTGCGGGCGATTTTGAATCGTCAATGAACGTGCTGCAATCCGTTAGCGGCGCCACTGAAAGCGATATGGCTAACCTGGAACAGCAGGCGTTAGACCTGGGTGCATCAACGGCTTTCAGCGCAGGCGAAGCAGCCGAGGCAATGTTGGAGCTTGGCAAAGCTGGCCTTGGCACAAATGATATTATCGGCTCTATGCCTGGGGTGCTTTCCCTTGCGGCGGCGGGCGGGATGGATGTGGCAACGGCGGCGGGTATCGCCGCTAATGCCGTGAATACGTTTGGGCTTGAAGCTGCCGAAACAACGACCGTCGCCAACATGCTTGCAGCGGCGGCTAACGCATCCAGCGCCGATGTGTCAGATTTGGCGGCAGGCTTTCAGATGGCCGGCTCCGTGTTCGCCTCCAACGGGCAAAGCATGGCAGACCTGACAACGGCTATGGCGCTTATGGCTAACGCCGGCATTGCGGGCAGCGATGCAGGGACTAGCCTAAAAACGATGATGATGCGCCTAGCCGCACCGACCGCAGAGACAGCCGAGGTGATGGCGCAGCTTGGCGTTAGCGTTTACGAGCTTGACGGTTCCATGCGCCCATTCCAAGAGGTTGTCGCGGATTTGGGCACGGCAACAGCGGGGCTAAGTGACGAGCAGCGCAACGCCGCCTTGTCTACCATCTTCGGGGCTGATGCTATTAGAGCCGCTACAATCCTAACCGCAGAGGCGCGCAGGGCTGGATTGATATGGAAACGGCTGTAACGGCGGCAGGTGCAGCCGAGGAAGCGGCGGCGGCTAGGATGAAGGGCTTATCCGGCGCAATGGATTATCTGCAAGGCTCCATTGATTCGGCGCTGATTGCGCTATCAAAACAATTCCTGCCGGCGCTATCTGAATTGCTGCGAGTTGTGGCTGATACTGTAACCGGCTTTACAACCCTATCGCCTGAAATCCAAACGGCGGCGCTTGCCTTTGCAGCGGTAGCGGCGGCGGCGGGGCCGGTGTTGCTTGCCATTACCGGAATCAGTGCGGCGCTTGGCTTCATCCTTTCACCTATCGGCCTAATCGTAATCGCCGTTGGAGCGTTAGCGGCTGCTTGGTCTACCAACTTCGGCGGCATACGGGATATTACCGCAGAGGTAGCAGGGGCAATAGGGCCGGCGCTGCAATCCATCCTTGAGCCGTTATCGTGGGTTGCCGAGGCTATGGCCGATGCAGGCGTAAACAGCATTGAAGCAAGCGAAGCAATAACGGCATTGCCCGCCGTGTTGCAGCCTGTGGCGACTGCTTTCCAAAATGCCTACGTTGCCATAACCGCTATGAGTGTGCAACTGCAAACGTTCCTCGCGCCTGCCCTGGCGCGCGTGCAGGAAGCTTTTATGGCTATGCAGCCTGCGCTATCTGAACTATCGGGGCCGCTGGCTGCATTGCAAACGGCATTTCTAAATCTGTGGACTGTCGCACAGCCGATTCTAGCAGGCTTGGCGCAGGCGATAGGCGTGGGGTTGGCGATTGCGGCTGACCTGGGGATTAATACCCTAGTCGCAACAATTGAAGCACTACCGGCAGTTATAACAGCAGTAGTTAACAATATTACGGCAACAATCAACCTGATTTCAACGACCATTACCGGCATGGCGGCGCTTGTTACGGCGGTCATTAACGGCGATTGGGCCGGCGCTTGGACAGCAGCGGAAGGCATCCTAGAGGGTTTCGCTACGTTCTTTAGTGAAACGTTTTTCAACTTTAACGCCATTGCCGATGCCGTTATGAAGGGGCTGAAATCCATCGTTGTCGATACCTTGACCGATATGGGCATCAACATAGCAAGCATCATGGCCGAGATTTCGTCACAGTGGAACGCCATTTGGGACGGAATGAGCAAAGCCATTCAGCCGGTATTGGATACCATCGACTCGTTAAAGAAAGGCATACAGAACTTTCAAACCTGGATTAGCGGCGTTAGTATGCCCAACCCATTTGCGGGCATCGGGCAAAGCTCAGTAGGTAAGACCGCTAATAATATTGATACCGCTTTCGTTGATTTGGTTACGGGCAGGGCAGCGGGCGGACCGGTTACGGCTGGTACTCCCTATATCGTTGGTGAGCGTGGGCCGGAACTTATGATTCCCTCACGCAGCGGGACAATCATTCCGAACGATTTCGGCGGCGCATGGGGCGGCTTGGCTGGGGCCGGTGCAGGCGTCAACATCGAGAATGTGGCAATCCACAATGATATTGATTTGCAGGCGTTGGCCTATCAAGTGGCGCAACTGCTAGGAAGGCGAAACGCCTGATGCTATTAACGATTAGCGATGGAACGACAACCGCAACGTTATCAGGTTCCGGTGTGATTCGGGGCGTTACGTATTTTCCCGACACACCTCAAAAGCGCGATGGTGAATGGCAACCTGTAACAGAAACGGCAACGGTCAATATTACCGGCTCGGCTTCATCGGTGCGTGCAGCCGTGAATACCATTGAAGGGCTAATCCTGGCCGCACAGCGCAGGCAGGAAACAGGCGCAGGCGAACGGGTATTCGTTAACTATAAGCCGGTTGACGCCGATGCTGCTACCTATCGCAGCGAAATCCTAGATGGGCGCGTAGTATGGTCTAGCAATCCGGGCTTGCGTCATTTGGAGTTTACGCTACCAACGGCGCAGATTGCCGTGATATGGACGCGTGCGCCCTGGTGGGAAGGCGCAGAGGCAGAACTGGCAATAGAGGCGTTAGGGCAATCGCCAGCAACGGGCGGGCGTACTGTTACAAATGACCCCGCAAATGCTCCGACAAATGCTAATTCTGTGCAAGTGGCGTCAGCAGCGATAGCCGGCAACATGCCTGCACCAGTTCGCATCCACCTAATCAACAATACCGGCTCAACGCAGAACTACCGGCGGGTAATGATGAGTGTCAATGCTTTTAGCGACCCCGCAGGACTTGTATCTTCTTTGCAAGCTGAGAATAGAATAAGCGGCGGCACAGTTCAAGCGTGGGCGGAAGCCAGTGGCGGGAGCATGTTAGAGCTTGTCATCTCTAGTTCGCCAACTACTCTGCAATGGACACTGCCGGCGGCTGATATAGCGCGCACGAAGGGGCGCAGGTTTCGTATTTTAGCTCGCTTTGAAGATACGACGGGAAACTTAGTGTATGTTCGACCAGAGATTCGCACATCGGGCGGAACTATCTTGTGGCAAGGGGACGAGTTGGCACTCGGTACATATGTCACCGAATCCTGGCAAGATTTAGGCGTTGTGCCTCTACCCCCTGGCGGCTACTCTACAGCCTACGGTGCTG